AAAGTTTGTTATTGCTACGGAAGAAGACTTTAAAGATGCAGAACGTGCTATTGTTGAATATCGTAATGCCGGATTTATGGGCGGTGTTTATCTAATGCCAGTGGGCGGTGTGGAAAGTGTTTACGCATTGAATAATAAAAATGTGGCAATAATGGCTATGAAGCACGGATTACGTTATAGTGACCGTTTACAAGTGCCACTATTTAAAAATGAGTGGGGAACTTAATGAAACAATTTATTAGAAAGATGTTTGGTATAGACAAGCTTCTTGCCGAGAAAGAGCAAGCACAGTTAGAAACTGCTCAGGCTAAAGAAGATGAACGTATTGCTAAACTAGCACCAAAAGAACGTGCTACTGCTCGAGGTGAGCCTTGGGTTAGCGTATTGGACACCAAAGTTAATAAAGACAATCCAAGAAATGGCTTTTTTGAGCTTGACTGGAACGACCTGTTTATAGTACAATTGAAACAAGCTGGTTACGGATTTGACGGTGATCCAGATGAACAAATTGTTGATCGGTGGTTTCGAGATTTGTATAGTTCCATGATTCAAGGTGAAGGTATGGAAGCTAAAGATCGGACTGCTGGTTATGTTAATGTAACAAGACTTGGTAACAATAGAGCACAAATAGAATGACATATATTTTAGTTGATACTGCTAACACATTTTTTCGTGCTAGACATGTAGTACAAGGCAATGCTGAGATTAAACTCGGCATGGCATTTCATATTACATTTAACAGTATCAAGAAGGCTTGGCAAGACTTCGGTGGTACTCATGTAGTGTTCTGTCTCGAAGGTCGTAGCTGGCGTAAAGATCATTATGCCCCGTATAAAGCTAATCGAGCTGAAGCCCGTGCCGCACATACAGTAAAAGAAGCTGAAGAAGAAAAAGTATTCTGGGAAGCATTTGACGAGTTTAAAACATTTGTGACAGAAAAAACTAACTGTACTGTACTACAACATAATCAACTAGAAGCTGACGATTTGATTGCGGGATTTATTCAAGCTCATCCTATGGCTGATCATGTTATTATCTCAACAGATAGAGATTTTTATCAACTACTGTCAGGCAACGTAAAACAATATAACGGTGTTGCTGAAGAGACACATACCATTAATGGTATATTTGATAAAAAAGGTAAACTTGTTATTGACAAAAAAACAAAAGAACCTAAAGAAGTTCCGAATCCAGAATGGTTACTATTTGAAAAGTGTATGCGTGGCGACACTAGCGATAATGTCTTTTCGGCATATCCGGGAGTTCGTGTTAAGGGAACTAAAAATAAAGTCGGGTTGACTGAAGCATTTGAGGACCGTAAATCCAAAGGATATTCGTGGAACAATCTCATGTTGCAACGTTGGACCGACCATAATGGCGAAGAACATAGAGTATTAGAAGACTATCAACGTAATGTACAACTGTGTGATCTAACAGCACAGCCAGATAATATCAAGGCATTGATTAAAGAAACTATCGATACGTATGCTGTGCCTAAAGAGATTACTCAAGTAGGTATACGTATGCTAAAATTCTGTAATAGTTACGATATGAAAAAGATTGCTGACAATATTCAATCATACGCAGAACCATTCCAGGCAAGGTACCCGACTGTACTAGCTGTACAAAATTTATTTGAGGAAAAATAATGACAGATATTCACGCAAAGCCGATCGTAGACGGCAAATTTTGGATCGTAGAGCAAGGCGGATCTAAGATTGCTACCCTACATAAAAAAGAAAATAATAAATTTGTTTTGAGTAGTACTAAGGGAGAAGTCATGTTTAATAAAAAACAAGACTTAACTAAACAGTTTGGAGAACAGTTTTTCTTAACCAGTACCAAAGTTAAGGTAACACATTCTGCTCCGTATGAGTGTCACAGTTACCCAACAAGTTGTAGTCCGTATAACAGCATGTACGATGTAAGGCGTAAACTACCGTTGTTTACTAAATCAAATGCTAGTAAGAGTCTATATTGTGCTGGTTACTATGTAATTAAATTTGACAAGGGCTGGGTTAAAAGTTTTTGTCCAAAAGCAATTACTGTTGAACGTTACCCATACAAAGGCCCATTTAAATCAGAAATTGAAATGAAACAGGTACTGTCAAATGCAAAATCAGATTAATTTAAGCCCTGTTACACAATTTATACAACAGGTTAGAAGTGCTGAACAAGCTCAAAGTAAAGAAGTTAAAATGTCTTTACAACAGGCTAGGATGCTTGGTTTAGCACTTGCCGAGATGATGGATAAAATGAACCAAGACTACGAAAGCATGTATAGTGCTCTTAAACGTAGCGTAGACTCTGAAGTTATATCTGTAGAGATGGACGGTGGCGGATTCGAACTGCCTAAATAAAGATAAATATATGCGTATATTATTTGGATACGCATATATGAGCAGACCTAAACCTAAAGTACTATTAGAGTACACCAACAAAAAAACGTATAAAGCTGAACAAGTTTTAGAAGCAGATGCTATCTGGGCCGTATTCTATAAGAACGAGCCATTCAATCTAAAATCGTTCAACAGTCTTACCAGCTATCCTGGGCCAAAGTATAAAAAGACCAGCTTCTCTAATCCGGGTCACGCAGTAAATCTTGCTAAGAAATTAAATTTAACATTTGGATCTGAAGATTTTCAGGTTGTTAAATTAACTTCTGGCACTATCGTAAAATGATAACCAGAGATGTGCTAACCAAAATATTCTTACAACAGTGGGGTAAGAGTGTAGACGAAACTAATGTAAATCTATATTCGCATAAGTGGTGGCAATCAAATCGAGTGAACAAACAAACTGCCTTTCGGCTTAGTGAAGAAGGGTACATGTTTTTGACTAGTGAGTTAGAATTAAAGGAATACGAGATTCCATTTACTGAACCAATCGAACTTAGTCCACAGACAATTATCTTTTTGGAAAGATATATTGACTGTCCTTACTTGCTAACTAACCAAAGTATTACTGTCTTTTCGGAAAAGAAGAGTTTTGAGCTAATGTTGTTTTCAGACGATATACGAAAATTTGGGCTCATAAAAGCAATGAATGAGCGACAAAAAGAAATAGATTCTGAAAATACCGCTTGACACTTCCTCGAGGTAGCTGTATAATAGCTACATAAAGTAAATTTTTAACCCCGCTAAACTTTAAGGAAATGTAAAATGGCAGCAGAAATTCTTAGCCGCACAGTAGGCCCAAAAAACGCTAAAAAGTCTCTACGTAAGGCTTTTAAAAACAAGCGTCCAATTTTCCTCTGGGGTCCTCCAGGTATTGGCAAATCCGATATTATTAAACAACTCGGCGACGAGTTAGAAGCTCACGTGATTGACGTTCGTCTTTCTCTTTGGGAACCTACTGATATCAAAGGTATTCCATATTTTGATAGCAACTCGGGCACTATGGTATGGGCGCCTCCTGGCGAGTTACCAAGTAAAGAGTTTGCCAAACAACATAAACAAATTATCTTGTTTATGGACGAAATGAATAGTGCCGCACCTAGCGTACAAGCCGCGGCTTATCAACTAGTTCTTAACCGTAAGGTCGGTACTTATGAATTGCCCGATAACGTAGTAATGGTTGCGGCCGGTAACCGTGAAACTGACAAGGGTGTTACTTATCGTATGCCTGCTCCGTTGGCTAATCGTTTTGTTCACTTGGAAATGCAAGTTGAATGGGAAGACTGGAACGAATGGGCTGTACTTAATAAGATCCATAAAGATGTTGTGGGCTTTTTGACTTTCAGCAAGAAAGACTTATATGACTTTGATCCAAAGTCTAGCTCACGTGCCTTTGCTACGCCACGTAGTTGGTCATTTGTTAGTGAACTACTTGTAGATGACGACACTGATGCCGATACATTAACTGACCTAACTTCAGGATCAATCGGTGAGGGTCTGGCTATTAAATTTATGGCGCACCGTAAACACGCCAGCAAGATGCCTAACCCTACTGACATTTTGAATGGCAAAGTTAAGAAGATGGATTCGAAAGAGATCTCAGCTATGTATTCACTTACTGTAGCATTATGCTACGAGCTCAAAGATAGTTGCGACAAAGGTGCTAAAGATTGGAACAAACAAGTTAACAACTTCTTTGAATTCATTATGAATAACTTTGAAACTGAGTTGGTCATTATGGGTACTAAATTGGCATTGAGCACTTACAAATTGCCGTTGGATCCGGACGAAATTGAGTGCTTCGATGCATTCCACTCTAAATTTGGTAAGTACATTGCGGCGGCTACAGAAAAAGAAAGTCGTTAACAGTTATAAAACCAATTGACAGGACCTTCGGGTCCTGTTATAATATATACATACAGCAAACATCAGGAGTAGATATGTCACACAATGATCCAATTATTGATAAAATTATTGTAGCCCGAGTAGGTCTGCTACTTCGTCATCCATTTTTTGGCAACATGGCTACACGTTTGAAAATTGAAGAAGGCTCTGAATGGATGGGCACCGCTGCCACAGACGGCAGAACCATTTATTTTAATCGCACATTTTTCGAACCACTTACTACTAAACAAGTGGAATTTGTTATTGCTCACGAAATTCTTCATAACGTATTTGACCATATGGGTCGTAAAGAAGGACGTAATGCACGTATTTTTAACATTGCCGCCGACTATTGTGTTAATGGACAATTAGTTCGCGATCATATTGGTGATCATCAAATTAAAGGCATTACAATTTTCCATGATCAAAAGTACTACGGTATGGGTGCTGAAGAAGTCTACGACAAGATATTTGACGAGATGGACGAACAAGAATTAGACGCTCTTGGTCAATTACTTGATGATCATATCGACTGGGGCGATAAAGATGGTAAAGATGGTAAAGATGGTCAAGGTAAACCGTCGTATACAAAAGATGAATTAAAACAAATCCGTGACGAAATTCGTGAAGCAACAATGCAAGCGGCGCAGGCGGCGGGTGCTGGGAATACACCTGCCAGCGTTCAACGTATGATCAAAGAACTTACTGAGCCTAAGATGAACTGGCGTGAAATTTTGCGTCAACAAATTCAAAGCACCATTAAAAACGATTATTCATTCATGCGCCCTAACCGCAAAGGCTGGCATATGAGTGCTATTTTGCCAGGTACACAATTT